GGACGCCATTAATCGGATAATCCTTGTAGAAGGGCTTCCAGACTTCTTCGCCGTGCTAGCACTATTAATTGATTGGCCGGGAAACGCCAGGCCGATCGCGATGTTAGGCGCCAGCACTAAACCGGGTGAAGAATGCCGCAACCTTTTTAAAGGAAGGGATATTCTTATTATTCCCCATAATGATGTAGAGGGAACCGCTGCAACGCAGAAATGGGTTGACATGTCATCTGGATTCGGAGCGAGAGTGTTTGTCCAGAAAATACCGGGAGACAACAAGGACATAAACGAGTTTCTTGTCAATCCCGGTCAGGAAAACCCCCTCGATCTGCTGAAAGGATTAGTCCATGGAAAAGTATACGGAGTACCCTCCTAAGGAAGAGCCTCCCCCTCCCAGATTCAAGCCAGGAAAGAGCATCGTCTGGTTTTCCAGCAGGCCAATTGATAAGAGTAAAACCATCCTGGGCAATCGCTATCTCTGCCGTGGCGGCGGGATGTGGATCATCGCTCCTAGCGGCCTGGGAAAATCAACCCTATCAATTCAGGTCGCTATTCTCTGGAGCCTGGGAAAATACGCCTTCGGAATTTCCTCACACGAGATCAGGCGCATCCTGATCATTCAAGCGGAGGACGATGAGGGTGATTGCATTGAGATGAGTGTGATGGTCGATCACCTTGGATTAACGCCTGATGAGAAAAAGATTGTCGGGGAAAACACCGAGCTGATCCATTGTAACTCTTTGGTCGGCAAGGAGTTCATCGAGGCGCTGAAATTCAAATTGAAAGAGGCGCGGGACGCTGGACGTCCGTTCGATCTGGTGATCATCAATCCCTACGGCGTTTACCAGGGCAAGGATGTCCAGAGCCCTTCCGATAACACCGAGTTTCTTAATCATTTCCTCAACCCGGTGTTGACGGAATTCGATGTGGCCGCGGTCCTGATTCATCACACTCCGAAGACCAACTTCATGAATTTTGAGAACCTTAACCCGTGGGATTTCCAGTATGCCGGAGCAGGCTCGGGCAACATGACCAATTGGGCGCGGTCGATCATGATTATTGTGCCCCAGACCGTGGAGCGCCTTTTCATGTTTGTCGCCGCCAAACGCGGGCAGCGGATCGACGGATGGGACGGTGCTAGCACCCGTTTCTTCTCTCATTCGGACGGCAAACCGATCCTTTGGCTGGACGCCAGCGAGGAACAGAAGACGGAATCCAAGAAGGCCAAGCAGAAAAAAGGGAATTACTTCGACCGCCCGAAAGGTCAGGAGATTTTCGAGAAATGTTTGAGTCCAATCGATTGGTTGCACGAGATGGAAGTCTTTGAAAAGGCTCAGGAAATCTGGCCAAAAATCAGTGAAAGATACGTCCATGACCAACTGAAAACCGGGGTCTCAATAGGCACTCTGGAAGAAGCAAAATCTCCGAATTCCAAGACTCGACCTCTTCCTATTTACCGCAAAAACGGAGTCCATGACGAAGACTGAAAAGATATTGCAGAAAGATATTGCAAGGATACTGCAACTTGGTGGGAGATAGATACTGCAAGCGGGGGGAGTGTAAACACTCTATCCCCCCGCCGCAATATCTCCTCCTTCTTGCAGGATTGCAGTATCTATTATCTCACCCCACTTTATGACCAGAAAACAACTAGAAAAAAACACAACGCAATCTCTGAAGTCTGGAGACAGAGCGTTGAAGATAAAAAACGGTACTCCGCTTGGAGTGTGGACAGTAAGCTCCGTCGCCCTTGAACTTTCACGCCAGAGCGACGGTACTTACAGCGTCAATGGATTCGAGCTGAATCTTCATCGTGTGGTGAAGATGCTCCTCGAGGTTGAAGACGAGTTAAGGGAACATTACCAAAAAACCGGAGAGGAACAAAACGAATGAGCCTCACCGAAATTCTCCTTTGGTCCATCCTCGGTTTTGCCCTTTGGCTGATCGCCGGGTGCGTGGTCATCGCTTTCCTGCGGATGACCAGTTCCGATAACGACGATGACGACCAGGGAAAACCCGGTTCAGGCGTGAATGGCGACGGCGACAGTGACAGTCGCCAGCACCAGGACAATGATGACCGCCCATTCCATTTTTCCTAGAGGCTGAAAGTGTTCGTCCATAAAAAAACCCTCGACCGAGATAACCAGTCCCGGTCGAGGGCGAACAATGCAAGAAATACAAGAACCAAGTAATATGCCTCAAGTCACATGCTCACACATGCTTTAACTCGACTTGCCATTCTGCCCGGTTTCTTTCCCTGAGGCAAGACCGAATTTCTCGGGCGGTTGAATGTCTTTCATCAGATCCAGCGCTTGCCTCACGTACTCGCTTCTCTGGCCCGGCGGCAGCGCTTCCAGTTTTTCCGCCAGGGCGCGATCCAGGCGGACCATGGCGATCTTCTTCTTGGGTATTCCGTCGCCCTTCGGCCTTCCAGCACCGCGGCGCGCCCCACCCCAGCCCAGCCCTATGGGTACCGGAGGCCCGAACTTAGGCGCTCGTGCCATCCGTTCCCGGCGCGACTCTTCCTTGATTTGGTTCCGGAACGCTTGTTCCTCTTTGGTCGGGCGGCCGATATGGTTGCCGGTCGGGCGATAACGCTTCTTTGGTGTCGGTACGTCAGGCTGTTCAATAATACAGTTAACAGGCTGTTTTTCGGGTAGGCTGGTGGAATGTATCTCTCCCTGAAAATTGCTTTCGTAAGTCATTGATTATCAAGGGTTGAATTTTCATTAACTGTATTAGGGTGATCGACCTTTTTTTGCCAGTTGCGTTGATTCTCCGCATTTGTCGCTTTCCGGCGGCGGTTCCGGCACTCAAGGCAATAGCGTTGTCTAGGCAGGATTCCTTTGCCGCAATCCGGGCATTTCCGGGTTGGTACCACCCCGTGAAACCCGCTTTGGGTTCTTCGGTATTCATGGGCCCCTTCGGCAAATTCCGCCGCTTCCTTGGGATGTGCTCCGATCCATTCAGTGTTCGCTCCCTGAGGCAAAACAGCAGTTTCGAAGTAACTGCATCGCTGGTTATCCAGCAGAAGGCATTTACAGCCTTCGTCACGGAACCTGATCAGCTCTCCAGCAGGGCCAATATCGATTCCAGAACATCCGTTATCATGGAAATTAGCGCAGTATGCTCTCGCGAGTGTTGTCGGTGTAATCATATCTTGAATTCTGTATCCAGTGTTTTCATGTTTTAGTTCAGTCCTTCCTTTCCCTTAGGCACAGGCATCTTGCCGTCCACCTTTTGGAATATCCCCATCTCCGTCGCCGCCATCGCCGCGATAAATCCCTCTTTCCAGCAGTGTTCGGCAATAAAGCGTAACGCTTCATGGCACGGCTTGTCGTACCCGGCAGCAATTGCGTTATCCGCGGAGTTGGCCAGCAGGTTGTCAGTGATCTCGTTCCGGATCTCCGGATCGCCTCCGTCAGTCAGTGCTGCCCAGCAGAATTCTGCCAGAGTCTCTTTTCCCCCGATTACCCTCTTGTTTTTGTTTGTTGGTTCAGCTTTCATTTCTCCTCTTTCTTTCTGAAGTTTCGCGGACATAAAAAAGCCGCCCGCTGCCATGGGCGTACCAGCGGTGGACAAAGCCTATGGCAGATCGGCGGCCGAGTTTCCTTCCCCTTATTCGTCGTCTTTCAGGTACCTGAACCCAGGCACTTCCAGCTCGATGACCCTCATCTTTTCTTCAATGAAGGCGTCCATGCCCTCGAATCGCTTGTTCCCCTCGATCACCTCGTATGAAAGCCCGTACATCCTAACGAACATCCCCATCGAGATCGGATCGGATTCCAGGGAGACAGCTTCGCCGTTATCCGGATCAGAGCTGAACATCAGCCCGTACCCGGAGATCTGCACTTCTCCGCCTCCGGCGCTCAAGCCCTTCCTCAGCTTAAAGCGCGGCGCCGGAACCGCTGCTAGCAGCCCTCGGTCATCAACCCAGAGGTCCAGGACGTACCTGGTTATTTCGGTTAAGACTCCCTGAGGCACACTTAACGGTATGCAATCAAGGTCTCTACAGCGCATCACCTTGCGCCAGGCTCGCCGATCGTTCTCCATCTCGATCCGGCTAATATCTTGCTTGTACGGATCGATCAGGAACCCCTTGATTCTTCCTTTCTTCTTCATTTGATCCAGCCTCCGGCAAAGGCCAGCGCTTGAAACACCGACCAGATGCTTGCTAAGAGCGCCCATCCAAAGACCAAGATGAGCGCCGCCCAGGCTATGGTTCCCTCGCTCATAGGCCGAATTGGCTCAGATCAGATCTAATTTCCCAATACCAGTATTCTGGATTGAAAATCGGTTCACCGGCCATCCAAGCTGCTAAAAGATTGCAGCCGATTACGAATCCAAAGAAGAGCAACGCGGTGTGAAATCCAGGATTGCTGAGAATGTTTTTCATCTTTAATCCTTTCCTAGTGATTCATTGCGCCATAGAGCACACATAAGATTAGTCCGCTGGCCATTATCCGCAGGGTTAAGATCGGAAAACAGATAAAGAAGAAGAGGCCAGCAATGAGGATAAAATAAGTCATACCTCCCCTTTCCCCAGTTTCCGTTTAATCCGCTCATCCAACGCCGCTTCAAATTCCGCTAGCAGCGCCCGGACATCGCACCTGCGGAAGCAAGCGATCATCAAGCGCAGCTCCGTATCGGTGAAAGCTTCGGTCCGGCCCTCTTTAGCTTTGATCAGAATCTGGCTGACCGCCCGTTTCTGGTATTCCGATAAGCAAGCCCAAGGATCATTCTGGCTTTGATAGTTGGTATTCATAAAGCTAGCAGTTCCCGTGTTCTAACCAGTCAATGAATTCTTTAGCCTCCGGCAACGAATCCAGCTCTTCCGGAACTCGCCAGCCATCTTCGTAGACGTGCCAGATATTCCCCTCCTGCCGGATAGTGTAATCACGATACTGAATCTCTTCCGCCTGCAAATTGGCCGCTAAAAGCATCAATCCAATTATTAATCTTTTCATTTCAACTAATCACTTTCTTGTTTTGTTTACCTACTAGCACCCTAGCTAGCAGACTGGCCAGGGTTTAAGCGAGAGAGCGTATTCCCGGCCCAGCCTTTCGATCTGTTCACCCAAATCGCCGTCAAGCGCCCAGCGCGCCCCTTTGGATTGTAGCCAGGTCTGAATCTCTTCTTCAGTCCATCCGCGTTTATTGAGGACCCCAGCGATTGCTTGCCAGAGCATCCAAGCCGGTCGTTCGTAGGAGTACATCGGCCATTCCGGTTCTTCTCGATTGCGCCATAACGGCCCAATTTTACCCGTGATATCGTAGTGTTCTTGCATATTAGCGCCCAATGGTTCCTAGGCTGGTATAGAGCCCAGTTACGGAAGCGAAAATGTCTTGGAGTCGATCGCCGTAAACGTCTTCGTGTTGAGCGATTTCTTTAATCGTGACATCAAGGGTTTTCTTGTTCAGCCGCTCATTGTAAAAGCGTACAGTGTAGGTATCACGCGGGGTGAGAGTGATGCAGCAGCGGTTTGCTCCTGAACTATTGCGGCTCAGGTCAAATAAGAGGCTGCCATCGGCCATCGTCATGAACTTCTTTGAGCCAGTCATGGCGATGAAGCGCCTTCCGCCCAATTGGGCGAAGATGGTTCCAGCGATTTGCTGTCTTTGATAGTCTTGCATATTGTTCTTTCAGAGTTCTCTTCAGTGCCGGATTCACCGGCAGACGCCCGAAGGCGTTTCGAACTTAAATTAATCCTTTGGCGTGCCTGACACAGATATCGACCGCTTCCAGAAAGTAAGTGGCATTGCGAAGAAAGGTTCCAGCATGTAACACTTTCCAATAGCCGCCTGGATCTGCGTGATCTTCGATCACATAGTTTCCGTATTGGTATTCGATTCCGCGAAATGGTTCGTAGACTTTGCGAAAGTTTTGTGGTGTAATGTTTTGTTTCATTGTCTTTTTGGTTTCTTGCATGCTAATACTTAACGACCAAGATGATTAATAGTAAAGCCCAAATTCAAGAAATCTTTAGTGGCGCGCTCCATCTTTATTCTTTAAGTGCCTTATGCCAAGCCGGATAAATTATACTAAAGCTCTCATCAATCTTATCGCAGGCTGCATCTTCGATGGCCTTACAGACGAAGAAACCGCTCTCCTGGCCGGTATTTCTTCCAAAACTATTACCAGGATCAGACAAGGCGATGAGTGTCCTTCAATCAAGGTGGCTACGCTCGAACGTAAACGTCATTATATTCGCCTGATTCGCGACTCCAACGAAGGCGGAAATCATTGGCAAAGGATAGCTTGGTTCCTCGAAAGACGTTACCCGAAAGAGTTCGCTAAACCCGAAGTCCAACTGCAAATCACCGATGCCAGCACCACCAATAACACCATCGTTATCACCGCCGAACAGGCTCAGGGCTTGCGTTCCCGTTCTAGTGCTATCGAATCCGAACTAGCAACTCTAACCCCACCAAACAAGCGTAATAGTCAAGTTAATGACAAGCTATTAGATGTTAGCGAGGGAGACTTACGCCTTGCTAAGGCGTCTAAGAAAGAGCAAGAGCTTAAACCAGAGCTTGATAAGCCTAGCAAGTCTTCTCCTAGCACTATCAACCCGCCTGCCCCCGCCCACCCGCCTACCCGTACCCCCGCGGATTCTCAGTCTCCAAAAACTCCCGCCCTCCCACAAAAATCTCAACTTTCAGGCGATTCTAGTAATTCTAGCTTGCCCAAAAGCCCGAAAGTAATTAAAAGAGGGAGTAAGAACGGCGGTCTTGCCAGTCCAGGCTGTGCGCCGAAGCGGCGCAATTATAATGTCAAGGGCAAATCCGTCAAGCAAATTCGTACCTGACAGTCGAATAATCCTAGAAATAGATGGCAATGGCGATAAAACGGATCATTCAGGGACACCCCCCTGAGGCAAAAAAGCAGATTAAGGTCACTGATTTTCAGGTGGTGACTCATCAGAATTTGAATGGGTACGAGAATGTCTTGATTTATGCGCTTGGGGAAGACGGGGTGGTCCGTGAATATGCCGATGGAAGGTGGACACCGTTCCCGATTCGATGAAGAAGAAAGAACTCGAGCAGCGGCTGGAATTGATGGCCGCTAAGATCGATCAGGTGCCGCAGGAGAACTGGGGTGCCATCGTCGAGAAGTTCAGGGAACTGGAAGCTAAGATTGGGAGGATCGAATCTCTGGAGCGTAACCATGGGTTCTTGGATACCAAAGTGTTTTCCTTAAAGGAAGAGCTATCGGGTTTTGACCGGAAACTAGACAATTTCAAGATCCGTCTGAGCACCCTGGAACGGCGCTTTAAAGAGGGCAAACCGTTGGTCGAAGTTTTTAAGGAAGAAGATGTCAAGAAAAGTCATCGATGACGTCCTGGCTTTTGCTGAGGTAGGGCTGGAGACGCCCCTTTATCATTGGCAACATAAGATCCTGGCCGCCATCGATAAATGGTCGCTCTCAGATCGGATCAAGATCGCGGTCTCAGCACCGAATGGAGCAGGTAAATCCGAACGAGTAGTTGGGGTGGCCATCTTGCGTTGGCTGAACCGTTTTCCTCGGGGGCGAGTGATCCTGACCTCTGCCGATGCTAAACAGATCGATTTCCAGATCATGCCCGCAGTCCGTAAACATGCCAGCAGATTTCCGGCCTGGGAATTCTTGGGGCGGACCGTGAAAACTCATGATAACGGGTTCTTCCTCAGCTTCACTACCGATGAACCGGCTCGGGCCGAAGGTCATCATAAGAGTCAAGGCAGCCCGCTCCTGATCATTATCGATGAAGCTAAGTCGGTCGAGAACGAGATTTTTCAGGCTTTTGATCGGTGTACTTATAATGTCGAGCTCCTGATCTCTTCCCCAGGCCTGAAGACCGGACGGTTCTATGATGCTTTTACCACTCATCGGGAACAGTTTCTCCTGGTTCAACAGGTCGGTCTGACCGATTGCCCGCATATTTCGGAGGAACGAATTCGGGATGTCATCGAGACTTACGGTGAGAAAGCCCCCTTTGTCCGCTCCACTATTTACGGGGAGTTCATGGCCGAAGATGAAGCCACCCCGATGGCGGTCAATTACGAGAAGTTGATCACCTTGATCGAGAACCCGCCAGGAGCGATGATCAGCCGCCATGACTATAGCGCTTTCTGCGATTTTGCGGCTGGGGGTGATGAGAACGTTCTTGCTATACGATCCGGCAACAAACTCCTTGAGCTTATCGCTTGGCGAGAACGAGATACTACCGCTTCGGTGGGACGATTTATTATTGAATTCCGTAAACATCATCTGCGCGCCGAACAGATCTGGGGAGATGCCGGAGGCATGGGCACCCCTATGTGTGACATGTTAGCGGATGCCGGATGGGCGATTAATCGCTTTGATTTCGGGGCACGAGCCTCCAATTCCGCTGTCTATTATAATAGAGGGATGGAAATCTGGGGGAAACTCTCCCGGATGATCGAGAAAGGCGAAGTGGTCCTGATCAATGATCCGACTCTGATCTCTCAGCTGACCACCAGGAAAATCTTCTACGATCTTAAAGGCCGGGTCCGGCTGGAGTCGAAGGACGATTTACGGGCCAGAGGAGTCAAATCTCCAGACCGGGCCGATGCGGTCGCCGGTGCCTTCTCTCTCGGGTCACCAACCTTCGCCAAGTTCGTTAAACGGACCGATGACCCCTGGGAACAGCTCGATCAATATTATGATGGCCTGGATCGGGAAGGGTCTTTCGGGGATTCCAAAGAAGTCGCTCTCCTGAAAAAGATTGGCGGATTCGCCGGAGAATGAAGATGGATACCCCTGAGGCCGCCCTGGAAAGCCTGATCACTGTTGAACAGAGAGTTTTAGCTGGAACTTCCTGGCTCCAGGGATTCCTCGATGGACGCGAAGAAGGGTTCAAGATCGGATTAAAGCTCGGGCTCCTGGCCGCTACTCAGGAACTGGAACACCTGATTAAAGAGCATGCTAGCGCTCCTCGATGACGGCCCGATGGAAGGCGCTACCTACGAGGTGCCTGATTACATCCCGATGCTCAGGGTGATCGTCGAGAGCCTGATTCAGCCGGGGATGGAAGAAGAAGATGCACCGGTCGCCGTCTATCGCTTGACCTGGCGCGGTACCCGTTTCGTTTATACCTTCTGGCGGATGGATTAGCCCGTCGTTCCACGCCCCGATTTCTGTAACGCTGTTACAGGGAACGGACAAAAGATTTTCCCTCTTTGTTCAATCTTGACCGCGAGAAATGTCAGGATTGCTCGAGTGGAACATTCAACGTCATTGACTGCCATCCGCTGTCAAAGCATCCACCAGCCATTGAGCAAATCTGACCGGTGTACCGTCCCTCTCCGTTTTGCTCAGCCTTTGCATATCGGGATGTCTGACCTCGTGTCCCAAGGGACCGCGAACTATCGGATCGCCTAGAACAAACGGAATCTCAGGCAGCGATTTGATGCCGCAGATATAAAGCCAGGTAGCTTTCTGGGCTTTGTGCCCAAACCATTGCTGATAAAGAGCAATCGAGAATCCGTATTTGTCACCGGTTCCAGGCTTAGGTAATCCAGCTTTATTCCAGAGCAGAGAACAGGCCGGGTGTTCAAGAATGCCGCCTTCCTTGCGGACCTGATCAACTGACCATAGCGCAAGGTTTCGTTCTTGGAGCGGCGCAGTAGATAAATGACGCAACCATTTACTCCAGAGCCGACATGGCGGATGGAAGATTCCACGGTTGCCACCCGGCCAGTTGAGAGCGTTACGCTCCTCGTCCCACACGTCCAGACCTGGGATAGTCTTGTAAATCGAGTCGCGAGCAGCAAACAGGACTGAAACCAACGGCATTGGAGGGAACAGTCAAAGCAAAAGAGCCAAATGTTCAATCTTGGCGCAAATTGAGATAAAAGACTCAACCCCGGACATCCTCACACGAGGAGCCGGGGCACAGGTTTTTCCACGTTTAGAGACAGTCACCAACGATTATTCGGAGCATTCTCCATTTAATTGTTGTTGAGCAAATGTATCACGTCTGATACAAATGCTTGACTTTTTTTGATTACCAGTCATCAACTTTAGGGCATGGATGTCCCTCCCGCTCCTGCGCCCAAGGCGGAATTTGTCCCCACTCCCGCCACCACTCTCGATGAACTGGTTAAAAACGCTTTCTTCGTAGCTGCCGGAATCGATGCGCCGGTTGTCGAGGTCGTTAATCCGCACGCCATCAATCTCCATTATCCAGCCGACGGCAGTCTGGCCACCGTCCGGATCGAAGCGCGGCCAGGTGCCTGGGGCGGGATCGGGATCAAAGCCGTTTCACCGGAACAGGAAGAGGCGATGAACGCTCATTACGACGCCCAGAAAGCCGCCGCCGAAGCGCCGCCACCGGTTGAGCCGCCGATCGAAGATCCGTTGAGACAGGAAAACCCGAATCCGAACCCGGTTTACGAGGTCCAACGGCAATGAGCGCACCGTTTAATCCAATTGCCGGTGTTAATCCCACAGCGGGCGAAGACCCGCCACCACAGGAATTGACCTGGGATTCGACGATTAAAGACCTGTTTCAGAACAGCTTTAATTTCAGCGATGACCTGATCGACGCCGTTAATCCGCCGCGGTTCATTCGGATGTATGCCGACCGCTGGCAGATCAACTGGCAGCTCTCCGGTATTCCTGACCCTGAGGCGCAGACTGTGGTCGATGTCTTCATCAGTGCCCGCCCGGTCGCTCCTGCTAGCATCACCGTCAGGATTTAAGATTATGGCCTTAGCAACCGCACTCTCCCGCCCGGCGTATATCGAGCCGCCCAACACCCTCTTTAACTGCAAACTCTTGAGCGATACCGGGGCCACTGTCGGGTTGACCATCACTCTGACCACGCCCGCCTTGAACGGTTCCAAAGTGGTTACCGCGAAGATTGTCTACAATCTGCCCAATGGCCGGGTGCGTTGTATGCCGGTCACCATTCCGCCCAGCGGGATCCAGCTGTTACCCAAAGGCACCAGTGTCGTTTAAGGAAAGACTGCACCGTGTCTGATGATTCTTCCAACTACGACAACGAACTCTATGGGAAGATATTGAAGGATTTAGAGGACCGTTCCGATTGGGAAGGTCGCCAGATCCTCTGGGGTAAAATGCGCAGGCACGGAGTGCGCCGGAGCCGTAAACCCTGGTCCGGAGCCGCGGACATGCACGTGCCTCTGGGCGACACCATCATCTCCAAGTTAAAAGCGTACTATATGCAGTGGGTCTTCGGCCCGGAACTGCTGGCCTCCTTCTATTCGATGGAGACCCAAGGCGATTCTTATACCGATTCGGTTGCTCAATGGTTCGATTATCAGGTCCGGGAATGCAGCAACTTCACCCGAAGCGCAATGTGCGCGATGGATTCTACCCTCCAAAACGGGGTCGGCTTGATCAAGACCTATTGGGACGGAGCCAAGAACCGGCTGGGGTTTGCCAGTATCCATCCTTATTTTGTTATTACCCCGCCTTGGACCACCACTTTACAGGAAGCGGATCGGGTCACTCACGTGATGCACATGTCGGAAGCCGATTATCGCCGGTCCGGCGCTGATTGCGGGTACAACATGGACGATGATTTTATCGATTCCATCAAGGGTGAAGGGAAACCGGACAATAAATATCGGGAAAGCCAGTATCACGCCGAAGGGTTGAGTTATACCCGGCTGAAAGATCTGATCATCCTTTGGGAAGTCTATAATAAGCTGGAAGACGGCAACATTGAGGTCCAGACCTTCAGCCCGCTAGCGCCGGATGAACCGGCCCGTCAGACTTTCAAGCTGCCTTACGATCATCGGCAATGTCCGATCTGCGCGCTCCCTTATGAATGGCTGGACGAGATGTATTACTCCAGCCGCGGGGTGATGGAGCAAGTCCAGATGTTCGAAGCCAGTGCCACAAAAATGTGGAACGAGAAGCTCGATTACATGAGCATAGCTAACCGGCCAGTTCTCAGTTCTCAGGGAGGATCGGTCAATGCCCAGAATATCAGATGGGAACCGGGCGCAGTTTATGATGCCATCCTCCAACTTGTTCAACAGCCCCCGCCGCCAGTGGACTTCGATAAGGAAGTCCAGAACAACAAAAGCCTGGCAGAGCAGAGGGTTGGGATACCGGATTTTGGAATTGGCCAAGCGAACACTCAAGACAAGAGCAGAACGGCTACCGAAGTAAATTCGATCACTACCGTGATGCAGCAGAGTAACGATCTGCGGGCCAGGATCTCTAAGGACGCCATCACCACGGTTTACGAGCAGGCCTGGTCAATCTTGAGGCAATACAAAAAGGCTTCCCTCGATTATTTCTGGCGAAAGCGGCGGATCACTCTCCCGGATGCCGCGCTCGACAATAAGTATATCTTGAAGCCCAACGGGTCCGTAGACGGCTATTCCAAGGATAAAGAAGTCCAGAAACTGATGCAGTTACGGCAACTGGCTCAAGGCAGTCCCTGGATCGTGGTCCCCGAAATTGATAGGAAAATCATCGAGTTAATGGACTCAAGCTGGATCGTCGATCTTTATCAGCCGCCGCCGCTGGTCACCAATTATCAGCAGGAAGAACAGGCCATCGAGACCGCGGTGATGGCCGATGGGTTTGTGCCTCAGGCTGAAGTGGATGATGATCACGTGATCCATTGCCAGATGCTGGAAGGCTATATCCAGTTCAGTCAGCAACAGGGCAAACCGGTACCTCCGGATATGATGGGCCGCCTGATGCAGCACGGAATGCAGCACGTCACTCTGGCTCGGCAAGATCCTAATTATATGCGGGCTCATGGGCAAGACATTGAGCAGTTTGCCAAGAAATTTCAGACTACCGTCAACCAGATTCAGCAACAGCAACAGCAACAACAGGTGGCAGCTCAGAAAGCCGCCACCACCATGGGCAACCTTCGTAATCCGGGTAAACCGCCAACTATGCCTGGCGGGCCAGGACCGGCTCCGGCACCGCCGATGGTTCCGGCTTTGCCGACGCCCGGCGCTAACGGCGGACCGCCTAACCCGCAAAATAACGGAGGACCGCAATGAAGAAATTCATTCAAGCGATGGTCTGGCGGCTGATCTCTATCCCTTTTCAACGCGCCGTTCACTGGACCAGTGATGACGCTAAATCTTTCGAGGTTTTTACCCGGTCATTGACTGGGCAGAAACTTTTCGAACTCCTGCGGCAGACCGTTGCCACCAACACGTTCCAAGCCGTTTACCACGATAAGGTGAGCGCTAACGCCAGGGCACGGGGGATGCAGGATTTATTGGCCGTACTCCACCGTCTCCGTAGTTTTCCGCCCGACGCGGAGAGCGAATATACGGACGAGGATGTCGAGCCGCTACCGTCGCAGAAACCTTCGATTGATGGCCGGAGGTTTGGTTTAAGCGGCGGAAATTCAGCCATCAGAAATTAGTACTGGAAATGAGCGAAGTAATCTCCATGTCGAGCGGGCCGCAAGGCACCGCTAGCAGTGAAGAAGCTTTTGGAGGAGAGCCGAGCCCAGAGTTTGGCCACGACGAAAGCAGTGATACTGGTAGCACCAGCTCGCCGGAGAGCAATGTTCCACGTGGAACAAACGGGGAAAGTGGAAATGGCGACGGACTGCCGAGGTCTGCCGCGCAACAAAAACAGGAGTCCCGATACGAACGGACCAAGCGCGAGAAGAAAGAGTTTCACGCGCAACGCGAGGCGTTCAGAGCTCAACAAGCCCAGTTTGCCAGAGAGCGAGCAGAGTTTGAAGAGTCCAAAAAGCCGAAGCGCGAGTATAGTTTGGCTGACCTGAAGAAATACCGGCAGGCATGGATGCAGGAAGCCGAGCAGGGAATCGACGGTAAAGCCGAGCTGGTCCAGAAAGCGGATGCCGAGATTGCCGCGATGGAAGCCGAGGAACGCGCTTCCAAGATGGTAGTCGAACTTCCGAAACGCGGGACCAAAGAACACCGGCAGCAATGGGAATCGGCAGAAGCCGAGCTGAGACAGGTTGATCCGGAGTTCATGAAAGCCGGGACCAGGGTTGATAAGAAGTTGCGCGAGATATTCAACGGTCCACACGCCCAAGCTTATTCCGATCATCCACAAGGCATTTACGCCGCTTATGACCGGGCTAAACGGGAGATACTGGAGGAAGACAATCACGGTCTTCGGACAGAGAATGCCCAACTTAAAAAAGAGCTGCAACGTTTTGGAGGTCTGACTTCGATTTCTGGCGGTGTGCCGGGGCGGGTCGGAGACGGAGGAATCACTTCAACGGCTGATTTCGCCCGCCTCTCCAGCGCCGATATGTACAAATATCTGCGAGATAAAGCGAAGCGATCCAAGGACACTACGGGGTGGCTCTAATAGCGACTAGGAACAAATGGCAACTACGGTTAATCAACCTATTTACGGGGCAGTCACATCGACAGATAAAGCCTCGGAATATAGGATCTATTTTGCAAAGAAGTTGCTGGAGCATCAGGTAGATAAATTACAACTCTACCAGTATTGTTATCCGGCAGAAATTCCCACCGGTCAGGGTTCCAAGACAATGAGGATGTTCCGGGCACCGCCTGCTAACATTTCCAACGTCATTACCCTGACAGAAGGCACTCCGCCGACCGCGGCACCTTACAAGCTGATCTTCGAGTTTATCACTCGCAGTCTCCAGCAATATGGCGGGTACGCACAGGTCTCGGATATCGTCGATGAGACGGAATTCCTTAACACCGGCGATGCTTTAATGACTAAATTCGGCGAGGAAGCCGCGCTCTGGTGCGACACCTTGATCCGCGACGCCTGCATCATGGGGACGGTCGAAGAACCGACTAAGTTCGGGAGGATGTACGCGGGTACCGCGACCGATTTCACGTCGTTATCCGCCTTGACCGGCGCTACTGGCCGGTTTTCGGGTGATGACCTGATTGATGCGGTGACCAAGTTACGGGTTCAGAAAGCCAAAGCGTTTGATGACGGCACTTATGTGGCAGTCGTTTCGCCGGAACAGGAACGTGATTTGATCGAGGAACAGGGTTCGGCCTGGGTCTATGCTAGCAGCTTTAATAAGCCCGACCAGATTTGGAAGGGCGAGATTGGCACCTTGAGCGGCATTAAAGTTGTCCGGGCCACCAATCCCTGTTATCAAACCAGTGGCGGCACCGAAGGAACACCGGTTCCCGGCGGAGCAATCATCGCCGCTTTGGTCTTTGGGAAGGATAGTTTCGCCGCACCCAAATTGAGCGGTGAAAATCCCCCGAAACCGAAGGTCTACACCATCACGGAACCCGATAGCGCCAACCCGTTTGGCCAGTTCAGTACGTATGTCTGGAAGACCTTTTACAATGCGGTTTGTCTCTCCACCTGGAACGGGATCACGCTCCAGTCTAAGACCGCCTATACAGGCACCTAAACGATATGGCAGCACTGATCGGAATTAACGTTAAGAAAGATCCGGAATCAGGAGGCTACTCCTGCAAAGTGCCGATTGAACTGCTAGCAGAAGACGGGGTGCCGCCTGCCGAAGGGGATACCGTCTCCTATCAGGTGGACGGGACCGTTAAATCTGTCTCGGGCGACAGCGCCGATATCACAATTGAGGCGATCAACGGGCAACCTGTCAGTGATGCTGCTGCTAGCGCCGCGCCTCCCAGCGATAACGCCGGAGCGGCACCTCCGGCACCGGATTCATCGGCGGCGATGAGGCCGGGGCTGGCTCAAGCAGCTAAAGGCGGGTCACTGGGAATGTTTTGAACATCATTGTCAAAACCAGGAAGTCAGAGGGCGAGCGGAGGAGTAGCGAATCCGCTTCTGCTCTCAAGAAACATTATTACGCCAGAGAAATTCGCGACGGGAGCAGGTTCAGGAGCAAGGCCGGGACCAAGGAACAGATTAAAAAGGCCCTAGAATGAGAGCGGTTAAGCTCAATTCCAAAGTCGAACATCTCGAGGACATGAATAATCTCTTCGGGTTGTTCGATCTGGATATCAATACCGGACGCCCAACCCCCCAATGGGAAGGCCGCAATCTTCATTCCCTGAGGCTGCCGTTCCCGCTCAAATCGGCTTATTTCCCGGATTTCTGGGTTAAACGGATCCAGGTCAATCGACGGGCTGCTAGCGCTTTACTGGCGGTCTTAGAAGAATTCCGGGCTACCCACACCATCGAGGCCTTGAGCAAGACCGGCCTGGACCAGTTCATTCGCTGTTATTGTTTTGGAGATTCTTCCCCCTCACTTTTCTGGTACGGCGCGGCCTGGGAGTTAAGTCCCCAGGTTTCCGGTGACGTGCTAACAGCGGCGATCAAGGTGTTTAGCCGTCATGGCTGGACCTATTGCGGGCTGGATAACAGGTCGCGGTCACGTGAATTTGAGTACTGGTGATGCAAGAACCACGATGGAGAATTTTGCTGTGTTGGGGTGCTGTGTTTACCTTTTTCACCGTACCACTGGTTGGGATCGGCTTATTGCTTCTGGCTGATTCAGTGCCTAACATTCGCAATCACATTAGCGAATACAAATTCATTGGCCCATTCTTTCAGTCTGTAACCGCCTTGGTTTTTGGGCTGGCCGGATTAAAAAGTTTTGATCGCTATGTAGATGTTAAAAATGGAAAATCTCAGATAAAAACCCCTGAATAAACAAACTAAAATATGGCAGAAATTCCTATCTCATTAACTGGTGTTCTTTACGATTTGTTGAATCGTACCACCCAACGAGTCATCTTTATCGGAGACGCCTCTCTTACCGGCCTTAGTATTGGCGGGGGTCCGATGCCTGGGGGGCCAGGGCAACAGCCTCCAACAGGACAGCCTCCTCATCCGGCATTTCCTATTTGGGGACCTCCTGGATCAAACTTTCCGGAAAAGCCGGGTTATCCGCCATACGTCAGTGGCGGGCCGATTATTCCGCCAGGTGGGCCGATAACTCCGCCTAAGCCAGGAGATGCTACGCCTCCTCCGGATGCACCGCCAAAACCGACCGAACCGCCTGCACCTACTGGGGCTTGGTATTGGCAAGGGATTTGGCAGATGTGGGTTTGGGTACCAGCCGCGCCACCAACGAACGTGAATCCACCGCCGACCGGTGGTGATGTTGGACCGGCTCATCCGATTCAGCCGACCGTGCCGCAACCGAAGAAATAAGGGAGTGATGCGCGCGTTATTAGTTCTCTTGATTGGATTAGCCCAGGTAACACTGGGCTTTTCCAAAACTGTCACCGCTGCTAGCGGTAATGCGACCGACGTCCAGTCGGCGATCAATTCTGCCGGTACCGGCGATACGGTCCAGATCCCGGCTGGCACCTTTAATTGGGCTAATGGCGTTAGCGTCAAGAAACAGATCAAGCTTTACGGGATGGGCGCCTCCACGGTGATTAACCAGAACGGGAGCAACACTCTGGTTGATCTGACCGCTCAGCCTGGCGGGAGCGTGGAACTGGCCAAGATCCGTTTTACGAGGACGCCTGGCCAGAACGGAATCTTCGTCGTTGCCAACGGTGGGGGGGTTCCAACGCTGGTTCATGACTGCACTTTTGAGAATGTGCAGTTTGGCTCTAGGTGCATGGAGTGGCGGACCAATGGTGGGGTGATTTACGATTGCAACTTTGTCTCCAGCGATAAGAGCGACAACAGCGGGATTGCCTTCAAGAACCCTTCCAGCGATTCCGCGTGGCACGAGGTCGACGTGATGGGAGACAAGGATGCGAACGGGGATAAGAACACCTACCTCGAGGACTGTACTTTCAAAGACTTCTTCCTTCAGGCGCTCGACTTCGATGACAACTCCAGAACGGTGATGCGTCACTGCAAGTTCGATAACAGCGCGGTTGCGTCGCACGGGCAGGAGACCAGCGCGGTCGGGGCGCGTCAGTGGGAGCTGTATGAGTGCGAATTCATTTTCACCAATGGCGGGAATAGTAACCCTGGCAAACAAGAATACCCCTTAAATATGAACCTCTTCCTCTTCATCAGGGGAGGCGGGCCAGGAGTTTGCTGGAACAACAAAATCCCGGACATCAGCTCGAGCGCTTGGGGGAACAAGCCCGAAGTAAAGTTCAACCTCTACAACATTCGCCGCAGAGGCCAGGTGCCCTGTCAAACTAGCTATCCTGCCGCCAGACAAATTGGATTTGGCTCTGACACACAGGGCAGACTGGTATCGAGCCCGGTCTATTTCTGGGGTAATACTGGAGCTGGGAACTACGCAAATCCAGCCTTGGAAGATTACAATCCAGATGAGTGCGGCAACGGGCTACACACCGCGGATTTTGTCAAGAAGGGCAGGGATTTCTTCGTCGATACTGAGAAGCCAGGGTACAAACCCTACGCCTATCCGCATCCTTTGAGAGCTGGCGGGAGTGGGCCAACGCCAACCCCTAATCCAACGCCTACAGCCACTCCTCCGCCACAGCCAACGCCAACACCCACTCCGCCTCCTCAACCAACACCAACGCCAACACCCACTCCTCCGACCACTGAAACCTATCGTAATTGGTTGGATCTGTTAAGCCGCTGGATTGAAACTCACCCGGCCCAACCCGATCAATGAGTAGACGAAGTATGAACGAAGTAAAAGACGGCGGGAAATTGGCCTACAACGCTTATTGCGAGGCAGTAGGCTGGAAATCGGTTCGCGGCGATTCTCTTCCAAAATGGGAAGAGCAATCTGAACGTCTGCAAATCGCCTGGGATAAAGCAGCCTTGGCGGTTGCCATGGCAGTAGTCTTTGAACAACATGAGAGCCGTTAAGCTCAATTCCAAAGTCGAATATCTCGATCAATGAGCATTCCCGCTCCATTTGACCCTAAGTACATCGAGTTTATCCGGCGGATTCTGAGCGTTGCGGAAACCGATACCGCCAAGTGGAACCCGGCAGCGGTCTACGTTTACAACGATGGGGACGATGGGAGACGGCAATGTACCTTGAGCATTGGGTTCACGGCTGACGGCGGGAATCTGAGGAAGGTCCTGGAACGCTACGTTGAACGGGATGGCAGCTACAGTGATCAGCTTGCGCCGTGGATTGCGCGAATCAAGGCCGGAGATCCAGGTACCGATCCGGATTTTATTTCGCTCCTAAAAAAAGTGGGCAAAGAAGACCCGCTAATGATGAGCGTTCAGGAGGAGATGTTCGACAAACTGTACCTTGGCCCAGCTTTTGAATGGGCCTCCAAGTATGGTTTTGGTTTGCCGCTCTCTTATTTAGTGATTGCCGATTCGTTTTTGCACAGCGGTGGCATGCGCGATTCCCTGATGAAGCGTTTCCCAGAGAAAAAACCGAATGCCGGTGGCGACGAACAAGCTTGGACCCGGGCTTACATCGACACTCGGCGGGAATGGTTGGCCACCCATTCGAATAAGATTTTACGGAATACGATTTATCGTTGTGACTGTTATCTGCATGAAATGGCTCGCGGCAATTGGTCTTTAGCTCAATCTCCGGTCAACATGCACGGGACGGAGGTTAATTACGCATGACGATTATCCTGATCATCCTTCTGGTTTTGCTTCTTGGTGGCGGCGGATGGTACGCCTACCCAAGATACGGCTATGGCGGGGTGGGAGGGATATTGGGTTTGGTCTTAATCATTATCTTGATCGTTTACCTGCTGGGAGGACTAAGGCTGTGACGATCCGATTTAAAAACAGTCCGCTCGGGATCACTGCCAACAAGTTGAACAAAGCTTTCCTGGCCTCAGGCGGTGGAGGAACGGGTACCGGCGATATGACCAAAGCGGTCTATGATGCCGACGGGAACGGGATCGTCGATACTGCTGACTCGATCCCCTGGACTAAAGTGACCGGTAAACCCGTTGCCTTAGGCGACATGACCAAGGCGGTTTATGATACAAACAACGATGGAATCAGCGATCACGCAGCATTGGCTGATACGGCTACCAGTGCGACGACGGCGGCAGCGGTCCCGTGGACTGGCATCACTGGCCGCCCGTCGACGTTTCCACCGGATTCGACGGCAATGCTCAAAAGTGTCTACGACACCAACGGCGACAGCATTGTCGATCACGCAGCGTTATCAGACGCTGTACCCTGGACAGGAATATCGGGGCGTCCCTCTACCTTTCCGCCTGACTCAACCGCCATGCTCAAGGCTACCTACGACATCAACGGGAACGGTAAAGTGGATGGAGCCGAAACTGCCGACTCAGTACCTTGGACAGGAATTACCGGTAAGCCGACGTTGCCCGATCCAGGTGTCTGGACAAACCTCTCCCTGGCCTCAGGCTGGAGCGTACCAGTCCAAGCTCAGTACCGCGTCGATGTCAGCGGGTCCATTACCACCATTCACTTCCGTGGGATGATCCAGGCGGCTTATAGTGCGATGGGAACCACGGCCTTTACGGCTCCGGTCGGAGCGCGACCGAGCATGACCAGGAGTACAGTCTTAGGTGGCGCACAGGCGACCGGGACACCGAGTGATGTGGCGAGTTACATTGCCAGCGTGGCTTCAAGCGGTGTCTGCACCATCTATTTTCTGGGGGCTGGCCCATTTGTCTGGGCCGACCCGGCGCAGACTCAGCAAGTTTATTTAGACGGACTAAGTTACTCACTTTGACCTATGGCTGATATCACTACCACGCGCATATTTACCGACGGTGAACGCGGGATCACGGCTGCTAAGCTCAATGATATTGTTGGTAGTTCAACGATTCAACCGGCCTTTTACAGCGCAAAGCCGGTTTCTTCGACTTTGGTAGCTGGGGATAAGATGCTAGCACTGAAAAGCACTGGGTCATACGCCCAGGCTGATTTTCAGTCGGTGATCGATTCGGTCAGCGCAGCGATCTCTAGTGATGCTGAAATTTGGAGTGTTCGTTTGCGCTCGTTCTCGGCGGTGGGCAATCCGAATTTCGAGGTCGACCAGCGAAATGCTTTTGCAGGATTAACAAATCCGCCCGGTGGCACATTTATTCAGGATCGCTGGGCTGCTAGCAAAGCGGGTACTACAACTATGGGCGGTAATTGGAATATAGTGACTTCAGGTACGAATGTTCCTGGAACTAGTTTTGCGATCACTAAAAATGTCCTGCGATTTACTTTATTGACTCAACAAGCCAGTTTAGGGGCGGGGGATACTTGCGGCGTGATACAAACTATTGAGGGTACTCAGATACGGGAATTGCTTAGTGATGTGACCAGTATATCGCTTTTGGTCCGCAGCTCGGTTGCTGGATTGAAGTTTGCTGTTTCAATCAGAGATAGTCCTGTCACTAAGAGCATGGTTAAACTTTGCACTATCCCAACGGCAAGTGTTTGGACGCTCGTCCAGCTAAATAACATCCCAATTTTTCCGGCTGCAAATTTTGGAATTCAACCAGGGCAAGCTGGATGTGTTTTAGGTATTTTCTTTGCTGTCGGATCATCGCTTGTAGCATCAGCGGCGGACACTTGGCAAAATGGTCAGTTCGTCGGTGCGCCTGGAATGGATAATTTTGGGAGTAAGCCTGTCAATTCGATATTCGATGTCGCTTTTGTTCAGTTCGAGCCAGGCCCGGTTTGC